CTGGTGATGCACCACACCAGGACCGCCGATCCGGACGACGAGATGCAGGCGGCCATCAGGGAAATCGAGGCAAAGAAGACCCAGATGACAGCCGAGGACCGCAAGCGCAAGGCGGCCCTTCAGTGGCGGGCGTCCCTCTACAGCGACGAGATGAAAGACGACGGCGACGAGACGCCCCGCGAGCGGGTCACCGTGCCGATGATGTGGCTGACCCGCGCATGGGAGGAAGGCGGCAAGACCCTCGGCCAGGGCACCGCCAGCAAGGGCGCGGCCATCGTCCGCAGCGTCACCCCGACCGAGACCCAGATGCTGCTGAGGTATGACGGACCCCAGGACATCGCGGACCTTGCGGCCGACCCGAGGTTCCGGTGGCGCACGATGGTCAACCCCAACCCGACCGGCGGCAAGAAGAAGCTTGTCCCGAGCGTGCGCGCCATCTTCCCGGCCGGCTGGGAAGTGACCACGATCCTGTCCGTCGTCACCAGCATGGGCCTGTCCTGGGACGACTTCATGAGGGCATCCCACGCCGCCGGGAACATCGGCATAGGCGACTCCCGCAAGCTCGGCCACGGCCGGTTCCGCGTCAAGATCACGAAACTGAGGTGACCCCGGTGTCCCCGTTCACTCCCACCTACCGCGACGGCAGGTCCGCCGCCTCCCTCATCGCCGAACTGGCCCACGGCAAGCCCTACGGCTACGTCCTCACCTACGAAGAGATAGCCGACCAGCTCGGCATCGCACCCACCGACCTGGTGCGCATCCGTTCCGCCATAGGCCGGACGAAAGACCGGCTGCTGCGCGAGCACCAGCGCGGCATCGAAGCGCGCCCCGGCGAGGGCTACGTGATCCTGCACCCCGGCCAGCACGCCCACCTCGCGACCCAGCACCGCAAGAAGTCGGACCGCCAGATCAAGCGCGCCATCAGGGTCATCAAGGGCGCGGACGAGCGCGACATGACCGACATGGAACGCGAGCGGAACCGCCAGATCGGCATGGTGCTGGAACGGCTTCACGAGCGGCAGCAGGATGTTGAGGACCGCGTTTCCCGCCTGGAGTCGCTGATGCTCGGAAGCCGCAAGGTCATTCCGGGATCCGCAGAGCCCGTCTACCTGGCGCTAGAAGGGGCGATCGAAGACCCAGGCGACGACGGCGCGGAGGGCTAAAGCCCCTCGAAGAACGTCTCCGCCCTCATCTTTATGGCGACCTGGACGGGGCCGATAGCGGCGGCGTGCGCCCGCTCGACGTAATGCGACCCGGCCTGGGTGACGGACCGGCCGAAGAACCCCACCGCGGGAGTCCCCAGCACCTTCGCCCGGCGGACCGTGATCGTCCCGCCGAAGTTCCTGAAATGCGCGTACACCGTGTTCGGCGACACGACGGCCTCGGCGTACGACCCGCCCCCGGTGACCGCCTTCACCGCCTCAGACTCCCGCAGCCGCCCCGACAGGACCGGCGTCTTAGACCGCTCGATCGGCAGGAACGCCCGCGCCCCCGCCGCAGCGCAATCCCGGGCCATCGACGCCTCAGCCCGATCCGCAGCCGCCCTGAACCGCGCCGCAGCCTCGGAGAAGTTCACCGCTTGCCCTCCGCCAGCCTGTGCAACGTCAAGTCAACAGCAGGCAGCCAGTCAGCGACCATCGCAGGCATCTCCTCCGCCCTCCACGGCTGGATCCACCCCCGGATCAGCCACACGCACCACTGCAACGCCTTCTCCGTCACCCCGGGAGGGGGGCAGGCGCAGGATCCCCCGAGGTACTGGAGGAGGTGGGCTCCGTCTCCGGCTTCCCTTTTGGGCCGCTGCTATTGAAAACGTCGTAATGGCCGCCCTCGGTCAGCGCTTCCTCGATCACGTCAGCGGCCATCGCCGGGATCTCATCGAACGACCCCGCCGCCACCGGCAGGTCATACGACCACGACCGCACGCACCACGCGTGAACCATCTCCCGCAGCGCATGAATATTCTCCGCCGTCAACCGCCCCGCCTTCGGCGCCACCGGCATCATCACCGCCGGGTTCTCCGGATCCGCGACATACGACACCTGGCCGCCACCCTCGCCGTACATCATCTTGTCGACGGCCCGCTGGTACGCCTTCTTCTGCGCCCCGGTGATGTCCTCAGGCTCGCAAATCTCGGCCCATGCTCCACGGGGCAGGTCAATTCTCAATGGCGCTCCGTTGCACTGGAAAGACCCGGAATGACATTCCGGGCCGGTAGAATAGAGGAACGAAAAGAGCGAGGTGACGGGCGTCCATCCCATCACCTCGCAGTGCTCGACCTTGACCCTTAGCAGAGGAAGGCCCAGCTATGAACGATCGTAAGCCAGATCTTGGCAAGATGTACCGCACCCGTCCCCCGTCCGGCCGCTTCTGGGAGCCGCCCGTCTCGGTAGAGCAGGCCAGGGCGCGCGTGCTGGACGCGATGGATCTTCTCGAGGCGAACGTCCGCGACGGCATCGACGTCGGCTACGCCCAGCAGATCCTCGATGAGGTAGAAGACGACTACCGCGAGATGGTGATCACGGGGGAAGTCGACGAGGGGCGCACCGCCGCCATGGAAGCCCGGATCAAGGAACTGACCGCCGAGTGCGCGGAACTTCAGGCCGAGGCGGTCGTGCTGGAAGCGGTGCGGCGCGACCTCGAGGACGGAACGGGGCAGGCGTGACCGCCCCCGAAGAGTGGCGGCCGGCAGTCGGCTGGGAAGGCCTGTACGAGATCAGCAGTTACGGGCAGGTCAAGAGCCTGCCGCGTCTCACGGCCGACGGGAAGCGCGTCCGCGGGGGCATCATGAAGCCGAGCCCGGACAAGCGCGGACGCCTTGAGGTCAAGCTTTCCCGGCCCGGCCGGCACAAGGTGCGCCGCGTCCATCAGCTAGTCATGGAGGCATTCGCGGGACCGCCCGAACCCGGCCAGGAAGTGCGCCACCTCGACGGCGACCCGGCGAACAACCGCTGGGCACCCGGCAGCACCGCAGAAGAGGTCCGCGCGGCAGGCGGGAACCTGTTCTACGGTACCCACGCCGAGAACATGCGAGACATGGCTGAGCACGGCACGAGCCACTGGGCGAACGTCACCGAATGCCCGGCCGGTCACGAGTACACCGAGGCCAACACGGTCTGGTACGACGGGCGGCGCTTCTGCCACGAATGCAGCCTGACGCGGGCACGGGAGGCCTATGTGCCGAAAGACCCCCGGAAGGTGTGCCCGCGATGCGGCCGGGAGTTCATGCGGCCCGCAGGCCAGCCTGCCCGGAAGTACTGCTCGGACGAGTGCTCCACAGCAGCGCCCAAGGTGCGCGGGGTAGCCTGACGGTCGCTCTCAGTAGCCAGGCACGGCGTTGACGAGAACGATGGAGACGGGGCTTCTCCCGCCAGAGTTGCCCGCGTTGGTGGTGTTCGCGATGAACTCGCCGCTCACGTCATAGCCCCAGAACACCTTGTCGGCGGCCATGGGCGTTTGCTTGTACGCCGCCTGGTTCGCGTTGATCGTGAGGGACACCTGACTGGCCCCGGCGAGCCCGTTGCTGATCGTCTCGGAGAAAGTCGGCTGCGTGTTGTTCAGCATGTTGTTAAGCGCGGACTCGTCCAGCGTCGGGGAGTACATCAGCTTGAACGTCGCGTCGAGGTTGCCGCGGCCGATGAGGTAGGGGTCCTGTACCCCGTCGGCGGTCGGGATCACGTCGAGCTCGCGGGTCAGGGTGCAGGACCACTCGGTGATGTCGTTGACCTGGCTGGACGCGACCGAGGTCGTCGACTTCCACGCGGGGATCATCCGGACCGCGGAGAACGACGGGACGGGGTTGAACGCCGGGTACGCCTTCTTGTACGTCGTGACCTTCCCGGACCACGTGAGGACCCCGGACGCCTTGCCGTTGATGGTGATCTCCGACATGCAGCCGTAGACGAACTGCCAGGCGTTGTTATTGCCCGAGCCTGGAATCCCCGTGCGGTGAATGAAGGTGTAACTCGGCCCCTGGCCGGTCGTGACTCCCGTGGAGCCGTACGGGTTCAGCAGGGAGAACGTGTTGGTGAACGGCGCTACGACGGTCGTGATGGTGGTCGTGGTCCCGTGGTTGAACCGCAGCGGCGTCGCCGGGTTGATCGAGATCGTCGTCCCGGTCGAGCCGGTGGTGACAGTGACAACCTCGCTGTTGGTGGACGTGTCGACCTGGATGTACGTCCCGGACACGGCGGTTGACCCGGCGCCGACCGTGAGGACGGTCCCGCCGGCGACGGGCGCGGCAGTGGTCGACCACGTGGGCGTAGTCCCGGTCCCGGTCGTCACCAGGTCGCCGAGCAGTCCGAACAAGAAGTTCCCGAACGTGTCACCGTACAGCGGAGATTCCTTGATCTCCGACTCCGCCCAGTACGGTCCTTCCTGCAAATCGTGGGTCTTGACGAAATCGCCCCACATGCTGCCATCTTCCACCCACGTGACCTTGTTGTCCGGCATGAACCCGGCGACAGGCACGCTGACGAACGCGGTCTGGGATGGGGCGGACCCGAAGGCGGCTTCCTTTCCGACCTGGAGGAGCTGTTCGCAGATCGGGTATACGGTCAATGGGACTGCGACCACAGGTCAGCCCTCCGGGGTGTCGGTGTCGGTTTCGCCGGGCTGCTCGTTCTCGCTTGCGGGCGTCAGCCAGGGCGGGGGGCTCTCGGGTACGGGCTCGGGCTCAGGGACGGGTTCGGGTGCGGCCTCAGGCTCGGGGTCGTCCTCGTCGTCCTCGCCGTCTGCAGGGACCCACCGGCCGTCAGGCGGCCAGTCCAGCTCACGCCTGTCGCCAGGTTCCACGTCACCGACATGAGCGCCGCGGGCATCGCGGAGCCCGGGGTAGTTGCGGCCGATGGGGTCGGTGAATCGGTACAAGGGCATGCGGGGACCTCCAGGCGGCGGCGTGGGACGATGACAGGCGTGAGCGGCAGCGGCGACCAGGAGTGCTACGACGCCGACGAGCGGGTGATCCGCGCCCTTCTGGCGGAGCACGGCTACGACCCGGATCTGCCAGCGCGCGGCGTCACCGGGCCGCCGGGCGAGGTCGTGAACGGGTGGACTACCCGGGACGGGCGCGTCGTTCTGGTGAGGCTCCGCAACCATGTCTGCGCCCTGGATGGCGTCATCATCGACGGCCACTCAGACCCGGACCTGAACGGCGCGTGCATCTACTGCGGGAAGGACATGCCGTGAACGGGCCGCCTACGCTTGGATGACTTCGATCAGCGGCAGCGTCAGCATCGCGTCATACCGGAGGTACCGCTGGTCAGCCACGGAATTAACCGTGACCTGGTATTGGATAGTTTCGCCGACGTTGGCTAGCTGGGTTTGCTGGCCTGTCCACGGGTCCGTGAGGTACTCGTCCGGGTTCGGCGTGTCAGTCCGCAGCGCGAACATGATGGCGTCGACCATGCCGGGGAACAGGGTGTCAGCGTCGTCGTCGTCGTCGGACCCGAACCAGATGACCCAGATGTCGAGCTGGTGCTCGATGGTCTTGAACCCGGACGGGGTGCCGGGGCCGGCGTTGCGGGACATGGACCCGGCGAAGTCGGGGTCGCGTGCTTCCCGGCCGTTCGATGGCCACACGTAGGCGGTGGGGATGTCCGATTCGACGTTGGGGTCTGGGGGGGTGACGTAGCAGGCGAGGTTCGGGGCACCCCCGGGCATCGGGAGGCCGTCGAGTTTGCCCTTCAGGTATTGCTGCGCCGACGCTATGGGCACGGGTTCCCCCTCAGCGTTTGCGCGTCCGCGCGGCCACCCGTTCCGCCAGCACGTCCAGCGCCGGCTTCCAGAAGTCCGTCGTCACCTTGTCCGCGTCGAACCCCAGCGCGAACTCGCGGGCCTGCTGGCGGCGGGTCGCCGCGAAACGGTACGCCTTCTCATACGCCCGGACGATCCCGCCGATGTCCGGCGCCAGCCACCACGCCTCATGCACCGGGTTCCAGAACGGGTGACCCTGCACCGACCAGCCGGGGCCCTTGAGCTCGGTCATCGCCGAGCAGTCCGTCACGATCACCGGGGTTCCGGTGGCCTGCGCTTCGATGATCGGGATGCCGAACCCCTCCGCGTACGAGCAGTTCGACAGCACGTCGAGAATCGAATACCACTCCGCCATGTGCGGGGGCCGCATCAGCCCGGCGATCTGCGCGTACTGGTCCGTGAACCGCACCGCCTCAGTGATCCCGAGGCGGAACGCGAGCCGCTCCAAATCCAGTTGCGAGGTGGGGAACTTCACCGTCGAATGCACCAGCAGCAGCGCGTCATCATGCGTCTTGCGGAACCGGGCGAACGCCGCGAACTGCTCGGACAGGCCCTTGCGTACGCCGTCCTTGTTCGCGCCGGCGATCCCGATCACGAACCGGCCGTCTACCTTCCACTTCTCCCGGAGCGCCGCCCGGTCCCCCGCAGGCTTGAACACGCTGGTATCCACGGCATGCGGCACGTACAGCGGGGAGAACCCCGCAGCTTCCAGGAGCCGTTCCCCGTGCCGCGACATCGCCACCGGGACCGCGCCGGACTCGCGGAAGAACGCCTCATCCCCCGCAGCCAGCCGATCCGTGTCAACCGGCGCCCAGAACGCCGCCGGAAGCTCTTTGAACACTTCGGGGGCGTGGGGCCACGCGTCGTTAAGGACGAGCACCAGGTCCGGTCTGGCGTACCGGGCGTGGGCCTGGATGATGTCGTTACCGTGGTCGTCCCACCCGCCGGGCAGCACCTCGATGCCATGCCATTCGGACGGGGAACCCTGGAGGCCGTAGTTGGCGAACAGGACCATCTCGTGGCCGGCGTCCCGCAGGCGGCGCGCGAACAGGGCCGTCTGCGTACCGTATCCCGACGAATTCCAGGGAGAGCTAAATTAGAGCACCACAAAATGCGCACTCCCCCACCACCCGGCCTTCCCCGCGGTCCTGATACCGCCTGCTTGCTGGGATGACGGGACGGCGAACCGGACGCCTAGATGATCCTGGCATAGTCCGACAACATGGCCTTGGCGCATTTCATCCAGTCGGCCGGCGACGGTGCCGGGCCGCCGGGACCACCGGGGATCTGGTGGACCGTCGTAGACGTCGCACCCCGGGTGAGGGCCTGCGCGACAGCGAACATGATCGCGGCCCACCCGACGTTCGGCGGCAGCGTGGACACCATCGTCCCCGCCGTGTGAGCGGACTGGAGCGGCGCGGCGAGAGTGAGGGTGCCGGGGCCGGACGCGGCCGAAGCGGCGGTGACGTGGATGACTTCCAGGGAGCCGGCGTCGTACACGGTGCCTGTCGCCCCGGTGTACCCGGTGAGGGGTGAGGTGATGGCCCACCCGGTGCAGTCATCCACCGAGATCGTGGACGTGCCTGAGGCGGCGTTGGCGGTGAGTCCGCAGTGGGGCCAGCCGTTCAGGTACTGCACCTCGATCGCGTACCCGTTCCGGCCGTACGCCCAGTTGACGTACTGGCTGGACACGAGGACACCCTGGCCGCCCTCCGCCGCGGCGGTTGGCGCGATGCTCCCGTACAAACCGGACACAGGGTTTTGCACGCTCCAGTTGC